TTCTGTACAAACATCAAATACTTTATTTATATCATCTTTAACTAAAATATCTGTATCTAAATATAATATTTTTCTATAATTTTTTATACAAGGTAAATTAAATAAATCTAACCTTGCTTTACATGATTTATCAATGTCATTATATGTATCATTAATTTCAAATATTATTTTGTCATTAAATAAATGACTTTCTTTAATTTTATTCATAAATAAGGTTGAAGTATAAACTAATATATTCGTATTATTTAAATTTCCATAAATAAATATACTTTCTAATAAAAGAAAAAACATATCTACATATTTTTCTTGGTTAAATACACAAGAAAAAATACAATTCATATAATTATATTATATTTACTATTTATATGAATAAAACAAAATCAAGAAAAAGTTTAAAACGTTTTACATCTAAAAATAAACATTGTGATGACCAAGCTACCATGTATGGATTACATGTATGGTATAAATCCATGTTTGAAAAATTAGGATGGATGGTGTTAGCTCACTCAAAAGGATATATGAAAGATAAAGTAAATACTTATATACATTCTGTAATTCATTTAAAAAATAAAATAGAATGTAAAATGAATAATATTCATGATTTAGATAATAAAGAAGATTTAAAAATAATGTATGCTAACGTATGTATTTTACTAAATCATATCAAAAAAGATTTTAATTAACGATTTAAAACTTTTAATATATTGACTATTACATGAAACGCGACGAATTTATTGAAATACAAAAAAATGTAAATACTATTCTTGTTGTTTTTTTAACAGCTTCTTGGTGTAAACCATGTCAATCTATTAAACCTTATATACTACCTAAATTAACAGAATATACATCTGTTGTATTAGATATTGATACTAGTTCTGAAATTTATAGTGCATTAAAAGTAAAAAAACAAATTCAAGGAGTTCCTACTCTTCTTGCTTTTTATCCTGGTAACATATCTTTTATACCAAATGAATCTATTAGTGGTACCAATAAAACAGAAATTGATCTATTCTTTAAAACTATAAGTTCTTCTATTCACAGTTATAAAAATTGAAATATTATTAAAAAAATATACAAATAAAATAAATGTCATCTTTACAATCACAGGACACTTCATGGTTACAGTTTCAGCTTATATGTAAACCAGAACAATCTGGCAAAACATTCATTATGATCAAACAATTAATTCAAGATATAACTGATCCTATTGAGGGAAAAACAATTGTAAATTTTATATGTTGCGACCAAAGTTTGTTACTTGTAAAACAAACAGGAGAACGAGTAAAAAGTGAATTAATAGAATATACAGATGGCACTAATACATACGTTGAATTATCGTCCAGTAAATATAGTGATTGTCATACGAATAGTGAAGTTTTAAAAGAAATTCTTATTCATAATATAAAAAATATTATTTGTTGTACGAATTCAAAGCGTATGTCGGATATATATGAATTAATTGATAATATAAACAAAAGTTCTCATATTACACAAAATTTTCATTTTAATATTTGGTTAGATGAAGCAGATAAATTTATAAAATTTATAGATTCCATATTAATACCTGTTGTTGAACGTCATTCTAATGTAAATGTAAAATTAATAACAGCAACCCCACAACCTCTTTTTAAAAAATATAAATATATGAATGTTTTTCCTATTGAGCAAACAACATCAGAAATATATCATGGTTGGCGCGATAATCAGATTAAAATAATAAATGAACATAGCGAACATTATTTAGGATATATTGAACATATTTTGGATCTTCATCCTGAAATTATAGTTCCTGGATCAAATGGATTTATTCCAGCATTACATGAAAAAAAAACTCATCATAACATTGTTCAATTATGTATTCAAAAAAAAATAGCAGTTATATGTGTAAATGGAGATGGTATAAAAGTTACAATACCAAATTTAGATTCAGATTATGTTTATTATAAAATGTATGAAAAAACAGAAGAACTCAAGATCACTATTCGCCAAATAATGATGGATCATCAATTAGATAAATATCCAGTAGTTATTACAGGATATTTATGTATTGGAAGAGGTGTTAGTATTATAGATGAACAATTTGGCATTGATTATGCTATATTATCTCATTATAGTACCAAAACAGAAGCTTCGCAACTCGCTGGACGTGTAAAAGGAAATATTAAACATTTTAAAAATTATAAAATTCCAATTGTATTTACTACAGATAAATTTAACCAAATCGCATGTGAATTTGAAGAAAAATCTAGAAATTTAGCTAAATTAGCATTTGTCAAAGAACAACAAGGAATATTAACCATCATTAATAAAAATGAATTTAATACGTGTAACAAACCGTTTGAATATATTATTCATCCAGAATTATTTAATACATATAAAGAATGTAAACAATTTCTAGATCGTATAGATATTAAAACAAAAATGGGAATAACAAAATCAGTATCTTTAAAAGATACCAAAACACCTATTCATATGATAGATGGATATGCTGTTACAAGTAAATTACTTAAATCAGGACAAACTATTTCTGATTTAACAAAAGAAATGAGAATAACAATACAAATAGCAGAATCTATTCCAGCAGGGTTATGTATTTCTTCTAATAAAGGAAGTTGTTATCTAATTTTACCTGTATATGATAGTATGGATACTCCTCCTGAAATAAAAGAAAAATATCAAGTGAGATATATTTCATATCAGTAAATTATTTAGTGTCCATTACATTGATCAAATCATTTAAATTTGTTTTAAACATTTTTAGTTCATTAAAATTTCGAACTTGTTTCATTGATTCTTCCAATGAATTTATTCCAATAATACCTGATGCTAAAAGATTCAATTGGCTGTTCGTTGCCCATGTTTCTAATTCAACAATAATATCTTCATATGCCGTTCTAAATTTTAAAATGTTCAATGTATCATCTAAATGTGAATTAGTATCTTTAATTTTTTTTGCGTTGTCTGTAGGTGTTTTACCTGATGTAAAAGATTCACGAGTCGCATATTTTGTCCAACTTATACAAAATATAATAAATAAACATATACCTACAAGTGCCCCTATAAAACTATCGTTCATAGCTATTCTTTAGATAATATATTAAACAAATATTCTAATTATTCATTATGTTTGTTTATCTATTAATGTCCAATAATAACACTTATGTTGGAGCAACTGTCGATGTAAATCGTCGTTTGCGTCAACATAATGGTGAAATTAAAGGAGGAGCAAAGGCAACAAAACGTATTGTAGTCAAAGGTGGAAAATGGTCACGTGTATGTTATGTTTCCGGATTTCCAACATGGCAATCTGCTTTACAATTTGAATGGAAATGGAAACAAATTTCTCGCAAATTACCTAAATATCCCAAAATATCTTCTTTACAAAAAAAACTAGAAGCATTAACTATTTTATTAGCATCTGAAAGGTCAACTTGTAATTCTATTCCTTTTTCAGAATGGCCATCACCTCCAATTATTCATGAAGAGTAAAACATAAAAATAAATATTATAAGTATAACATGGAACAATTTAGACATCGTCCTTTACAACAACCACTTTCTTTCAATTCAACTACAGAAGAATTATTTGATTTAGAACTATTTTTACAACCTTTAAATTCATTTAGTTTTGAAACATTACCTAAAAAACGTAAATTTTTAGATGAAAAAGAATCAAAAGAAGAATCAAAAGAAGAATCAAAAGAAAAAGAAAAAGAAGAAGAAAAAGAAGAAAAGGTTCTTGTATTCTCTGTTAAAAAGCTAGGTACCATTATTCTACAATCTTCAGATTGTAATCTTCAATCTATACCTATTACCAATTCAGAACATGTTATGTACAATAGAGTTGCTTTTTACAATTATGTTAAAGAATATTTAGATGAATTTTCAGAAAAAATACAAATTCAAACATCACAAACATGCGAATCCATGAAACAACAAACATCTTTTACTTTATTAGCTCATCAACAATTAGTTCGCAAATTTATGAACGTACATACACCTTATCGTGGAATATTATTGTATCACGGTCTAGGTTCCGGTAAAACTTGTTCCTCTATTGCTATTGCTGAAAACATGAAACAGTATAAAAAAATTATTGTCATGTGTCCCGCTTCACTTAAAACCAATTATATTAAAGAATTAAAATTCTGCGGTGATCCCGACTACAATGCTTCTTTACATTATTGGAAGCAATTAGATTATCGTGATCCATTGTATGCGGATACAGTAAAAAAATCATGTGTTTCTTTCAAACGGTATGAATCTATTTGGATTACAGATTCATCCAAATCTTCTAATTATAGCACACTTACTACCGAACAACAACAAAGTATTCAATTCTATATCGAACAACTTATTTTAACCAAATACACATTCATTCACTATAATGGTTTATCCGAAACATCTAAAGCATGGAAACAATTACTTCGTGACGAAAAAGAATTTGAAAATCCTTTTCATAATAAAGTAATCATTGTTGATGAAGCTCATAACTTAATTTCAAGAATTGTAAACAAAATAGAATCCAAAAAAGAACAAATTGCTATTAAATTATATGATTGGTTGAAAAAAGCAGAAAATTGTAAAATCATTTTATTAACAGGAACACCAATCATTAACTCATCCTATGAAATCGCAATTTTATACAATATTCTACGAGGTACAAATAAAGTTTTTACATTTACAAACAAACAAAGCAAAGGGTCAGATGTTGTTTACACCCAACAACAATCTCATCCTTCTTTAACCAATGTAGATATGGTAGATACAACCAACCCAAATCAATTTGTTATTACCAAATGTCCTCATGGATTTACACTTAAAAAGAATAAAATGACATTGACCTTGCCAACTGAATTTGTTAAAGATAATCAAACAGAAAAAGAATTTAAAGAAAATATAGAAAGAACTCTTCAATGTACGTTTACCGGAGTACAACAATATGATGCCTTGCCTGAAACCAAAGAAGAGTTTACAAAATTATTCGTAGAAAATTCAGACAACTTAAATATGTTAATGCGGCGTATATCAGGTTTGACTTCTTATTTTCCTGATATGGAATCTCTTATGCCTACATTATACCCATCTGAAATTGTTCAAATTCCTATGACAGATATTCATTATCAATACTATTGGGAAAAACGTGTAAAAGAATTAGAAAGCGAGAAAAAATCACGCAAACCAAAATTAGATGAAGAAGGAGCAAATAATTATAAAATAAATTCAAGATTGGCATGTAATTTTGCTTTTCCTGTTGGCATTGAACGGCCTCGTATTGCCATGGAAAAAGAACTTATGGATTTTGATATATTTAATGCTGAAGATTATCAAACAAAACAAGATTCTTCTGAAATACAAACACTACAAAAATGTTATGCTCAAGTAAAACAATTTTTCTTCAAAGATCAAGAAGCCGTATCTACTTATAGTCCTAAATTTGATACTATTGCCAATAATATTTTATCTATTAACAGCGACAAATCTAAACTTCATTTAGTATATAGTCAATTCTTAACTTTAGAAGGTTTAAATTTATTCGCAATTATGTTACAGTTACCTAAATATGGTGAATATGTTGCGTTTGATATTGTAAAAGAACGTGATAAATGGACAATACCTTCCACTATAAAATCTGCTCAAAACAAATATGTTCTTTACACCGGAGCTATGGAACCTGAAAAACGAGAAATCATACGTAATATTTTCAACAAAGATTTTGCCAATGTACCTTCCGAATTACATGAATTTATAACTACTATGACCCCTATTACCATATTCATGATTACTTCGGCAGGAGCAGAAGGCATTTCATTAAAATGTGTTCAACATGTTCATATTATGGAACCGTACTGGAACCCTGTGCGCATTGATCAAGTTATTGGCAGAGCCCGTCGTATTTGTAGTCATGCTTCTTTACCAAAAGAAGAACAATATGTAAAAGTCTACAAATATGTAATGGTTTTTGGTGACGTACAAAAAAATGTAAAAGGTAAAAAAACAGAAACAACAACTACAGATGAATTTTTAATGGATCATTCCATGAAAAAGGATCATATTATACGAACATTTCAAACATACATACAAGATTCGGCCATTGATTGCTTCTTGTATAAAACAACTTGTTTTTCATTACCAGTGTCCGATCCTAATTCAATGTTATTTAATTATAATTCTAATATGGATAAAGATCAGTCATTGGCAAAATTAGATGATACCTACATAAAATATAAAAAATCATTAGATGAAGTGAGCAAATTATTAAATAATCCTTATATTTATGACATGTTCTATTCTTGGTCATTTAAATTAAATGGTAAAACAGTTGATTTTGATTCTAATATTAACTCTTATGAAGCTTGTTTTATAGCTCAATTGATTCGTATTTATGTTAAAGAATACAAAAAAGATACACTACCTTTATCTTTAGTTGAAATTGGATTAGCTCGCGGTACATCCGCCATTATTATTTTAAATGAACTGTTAAAAATTCCTTCTACTTATATTGCGATTGATCCAAATCAAACATCCCAATGGAATAATATTGGGCGACAAAACATCGATCAGTTTTTACATGTTATGAAACATAAAGACTATAAAATAACAGTAATGGAAGAATCTTCTACAGTTGCGATGCCATCTTTAGTGGCATCTAATACTAAATTACATATTTCATTCATTGATGGATCTCATGAAGAAGATATTGTACGTCAAGATATAGACAATTCAGATAAACTGTTAGTGAAAAACGGAATTATGATATTAGATGATGTAAAACATAAAGGTGTGAAAGAAGCAATAGAAAAATATATGACAAACAATGATAATTACAGACGTGTTAGTATTGATTCACGTAATATGTTAAAAACAGAACCTGTACTCTATTCAAAAGATTCATCCAAAGAATCTACTACCAATCCAAACACAATGTATTGTTTCCAAAAATTAAAATAAATTTATAATAATAATGGATTGTTATCATTTCAAACTGATTCAATTTGATTATGGATTTTTAGATAAATCGGTAGATGCCACTTATGTTATTCATTTAGAAGGCAATCAAAACAGATTGACCAACATTTATACACAACTAAATAAATATCCATTAACCAAAATAAATTATATTTTGTTCAACAAAGGTTATAAAGTATGTGATAAAAATTTACCTTTACAAGTTCCTTCCGTTGATCTAATAGATTCCTTTTTAACAATACTAAAAGATGCGAAAGAAAAACAATATAACAACATTCTAATTTTAGAAGATGATTTTTTTTACGATAAAAATATAAAAAACATAAAAATACAAAATGATATTAATACTTTTTTAAATGATAACAAGAATAAAGAATTTATGTATTCATTAGGCTCTATTCCTTATTTACAAACTCCATTTTTTACACATAACCAATTGTTTTTTTCAACAGGATGTCATGCTGTTATTTATACAAAATCAATTCAAGAAAAAATATTATCTAATGATATTTATTCTTATTTTAAATTTTTAACACCTGATTGGGATATTTATTCCAATTTATATTGTACAAGATATACCTATTATAAGCCTTTATGTTATCAATTATTTCCAAATACAGAAAATTCAAAACACTGGGAAAGGTATATTTTCAATTTGGGATATATTATTAAAAAACTATTTTGTGGATTTTTATTAAACAAAGACCATTACCCTGGTTATAATTATTTTTATATAATATCCAAAATACAATTCATAATTATTATCATTATTTTATTAAAAGTACTCTCTTATAAATTAAAATTGATTTAAACAATTGTATTCTTTTTAAGAATAAAATGGTAAATGCGATTAGTCTTTTTTCGGGTGCCGGTGGAGATACACTTGGATTAACTCAAGCAGGTGTATCTGTTATTGCGTATAACGAAATTCAAAAAAAATTTTGTGATACTCATGATGCGAATTTTAAGAATTGTACTTTATTGTCAAACAATACTTTATCCGATATTTGTAAACTAGATGATACTGTATTTTTACCGTTTCGAGGACAAACAGATATTTTATTCGCAGGATTTCCATGTCAAGGATTTAGTTTAGCAGGTAAACGTGGTAAAGATACAAAAAAGAATAAGAAAAAAAAAGAAGAAAAACAAGAAAAAAAAGAAGAACAAGAAAAAAAAGAAGAACAAGAAGAAGAAGAACAAGAAGAACAACAAGAAGAAGAAGAAGAAGAAGAAGAAAATAAAAAAGATAAAGTAGTAGATCCTAGAAATACGTTGTTTAAAGAATTTGTTCGTGTAACAAAAATAATTCAACCTTCTATGATTATTGGTGAAAATGTAAGAGGACTTCTTACTAAAAAAACAATAACAGGTGAATTATTTATCGATATTATTTTACAAGAATTTAAAAATCTTGGATACAATCTAGATATTAAAGTTTGTAAATGTGAAGAATTTGGTATCCCTCAAAAAAGAGAACGTCTTATTATAATAGGTATTTTACCATCTAATCCATTTCATTGGAAAATACAATTTCCTACTTCTATATTACCTTCTGTTAATTTACAATCTATTGTACACTATGATATGAATGGTGCTATTCAAGTACCTGAAGTCATGTTTAAAGATATACCTTCTTCATGTATTCTTACTAATATGGAAGATACAACTATTTATTCTTCCAATAACAATGGACATCCTTATTTATTATCTAAACTAAATCCTACGTTAGAACAAAGAACTTACCCCAAACCAAATTCAAAAACAAAATCTATTATTTACGACTCTTTATTTAGTTTTGGAAAAAGAAATAGTCCTATTCACTGTGAAATTATAGATATACGAAACCCATCCAAAACTATTATTTGTACTTATGGTCATCAGCCACGTATGTTTGTTCCTCTTCATAATCCATGTGGTTACTTTTTGCGATCTTTATTGCCGGATGAATTAAAACAAATACAAGGATTCCCATCTACTTATACTATATGCGGTAATACAAAAGAACAAATTATTCAAATTGGCAACGCAGTCCCTCCACCTTTAGTTCAATCTATTGTTCAAACTATTCTCCAATAAAAAAAATAGTTTATAGAATTAACAAGTAGTTTTTATAGAATTAAGTATTTTTTTTATAGAATTAACAAGTAGTTGCTCGTTCAATATTTGACTTTGTTTGTTCGGATGAAATACCTCGCATTACTGTAAACAATGGCGGCGGAGCCCCTTCCACTTGTATCGGTCGAAATGTTACCGATCCCGCATCCATGTGTAAATTATTAGCTTCGTTCATGGATTCTTCATTACAGCCTACAAATTTAAATGTCCATCCCGCTTTCTTGGCACTGCTCATTTGTCTTCGAATATAACTGACATTCCAAGGACCTGTATTGTTTTCTCCATCCGATACAATAAACATATCCGTTGGAATGTTTGTCTTCATTCTGTTATACATTGGAGAATATAAATTTGTTCCACCCGCAGGTGAATAAGGAAGTACTGTATCTTTACATTCAGAAACTTTACCGTTAAATATGACTGTTGAAGTAACCGCAAATGTTTCAATAATAACATTTACATTCAATAACTTTTGACGTAATTCTTCACTATGTTCGGGATTCATCGCATTCGCATATAATTCATGTAAAAATATTTCCGCCGATTCTTTTGCTTCCTTTTTCATTTGCTCCATACTACCTGATTCGTCTAACAACACATGTACATCATTCAATGCTCCTGGTGGATTTGAAGTAAATTGTAAATCAGATATAGAGATACACGATGACTCCATGGTATGATTAGGAAGTCCATTCGAACTAAAAACTTGAGTAACCCCTCTTGTCATTCCAATTGGCGGTGGAGGTGGACCAAAATCAGTCCGTCGAAGTTGTCGAACATAATTAGATTCTGTATTACGTTGTGTCATGGATTTAAAATCAAATATATATTTTCGACCTTCAAAAGTACATTCTACATTTGTTTTTTGTGTAAACGCATCTTCATATGTTTTTGCTACTTCAGAATCTACAGGATACCACTGAGCACGACCATCCGCATAATATTCCCAAAAAGATGTGTTAAATGAAGCCATTTGTGATAGTTACAAATGATATAATTTTTCAATTCAATTTTTTTTTTATAATTACTTTAGCTAATTTCATACATAATATTTACTACTATTATGAATGAAATAGATAAATTGTTAGCCATGAACAAAAAAGAATATTTTAAAAAAAATGAATGTCCAAAAGAAATTACATTAGAAATGTTACTTCAATATTTAAACAAAGATAATTCTTATAGCGATGATAAAAATATGTTATGGAGAACTATATATCATGTAATATTTGAATTAGATAAATATGGATTCACATATGCGAATGATAATGAACAAAATTTATTAAAATTTAAAACAGTATAATATATGAATACAAAAATTAAATTAAAAAATATAAAAAAATCAAAAACCAAAAAAAACAAAAAAAACAAAAATACAAAAGGAGGAGCAGATTCTTCCTTATCCCGTATTGATGAATATATACCACTTTATATTCGTGATACTACTTTTACTACATTAGTATCTATGAGAATAATTAATGAAAATGAAGAAATTGGCGAAGAACCATATAATGGTACTCATTGTGTTTATGGTAGTTCTTTACCAATGTTTTATTTAGATAGAACTATAGGTGAGCCAAATCATATTCAACGTGTTGGTAGACAACATGCTGCTTTTAGAATGTTTCTTTATTGTATATTAAATTGTGGTATATATAATTTTTATTCTTTTCAAGCATGTGATGAAGTACCATTAATTGTTCCTGTGGGAGATGATCCTCACCCTCATCGTAATTCATGTTTTCCTAGACCACGCGTAGGTCCAAATAATTGGGAACGCCTTCAATTTGAAAGAGCTAGAGAATTAGCAGTTAATATTGCTCCTGCCGCATTAACTATGCCTATTACATTTACAAATATTATGATAAATGATATGACACCTGGATTTCTTGGCGCATGGGTAAGAATGTCATTAATTCCAAATCCAAGACCAAAAGAAAATTCTGCGTTATTTCATTGCGCCGCAGGGTTAGGAAGAACAGGAATAGCCTTATTATATATGTGGTATCGTGAAACATATAATGCGAATTATTTTGTTCGTGGTAATTTTTTTAATCAAGACAATAGTGAAACATTATATAATGGGTTAAGAACACGCATATTACCACTTCTATCAGTTCCTCAATCAACCTATCCACAGCAAAATGCCGTATTAAATGATCCTCCTACTTTAATTCAAGAAATAATAAATGAAGTTACAAATATTAATGATTTTTTTCATGCGAAATTATTTGTCGCAAGAATGAATTATATAATTATATCTATATGTATGTATAAACGTTATACTGGTCCAATTCAATTTTTCAAAGTACCACAAGTTCCAGCAATATTTACAGCTAATAATATATTTGAATATGATGTTGCCAACAATCCACCTGTATTTTATGCTTTTCCTGGAGTTCAAACACAACATAATGTAGTTACTTATTCGGGGTATACTTTACCACAAGCAGTTATGCTACCTTAAATAGTGTATTCTTTTTTACAATAAAAATTTAGAAAGTAGTAAATGTACCTTAGTTATAAAATTGAAATGATAGACTACAAGTATTATAGTTATAAAAATGGAAACGGTTCAGAAACTAAATTTTGAAACATGGCTACACAGCAAAAACGATATAGAAGCAGCCAAACAATTAACTAACGCAATTTATACAGATTTACATCATTTAGAAGAATTTAAATTATGTGAACGAATTATAGATTTTTCAAAAAAACAATATGGGAAAGAAGGAATTCCGCATTCATGTTATCAAATGGATAGTAAAAATCAAACAAAAATATTCAATAGATTACAATTTTCAAAACAAGTTTATTTAAATTCTATATCATCGACACTTCAAGAAAATAACACAGTAAGTAAATTATTAATGGTATACATAGATAGTTCATTATATATAATATCCATTGAATATGCGTCTTTATAAAAATATAAATTTATATTATGATACTTAAAAATATATGTTCAATGCCTTCCGAAGATGTTAAAACATTAAAACTAAAATTAAAAAAAAAATATAAAATGCGGTTAAAAACAAAAAAGAAACCAAAAAAATATATTTACGATTCATCTAAACCTCAAGTAATACCTTTACATATTTATCAAGTATGGCATAATATAAAAGAAATGCCACCATCTGTCAAAGAAAGTGTTATAAAAATAAAGGAACAAAATCCGGAATTTGAATATCATTTATATGATGAACCCATGTGTCGTAAATATATTCAAGATCATTTTCCTAAACGTGTATTAGATGCGTATGATAAAGTAACACCTTATGCGTTAAAAGCAGATTTATGGCGTTATTGTATCTTGTATCGTGAAGGAGGTATATATTTAGATTCAAAATATAGTGGAATCAATAATTTTAAGTTTATTCATTTGGTAGATAAAGAATATTTTTGTAAAGATATATTATATTCATTTGCTGGAATATACAATGCGATAATAATATGTAAACCAAATAATTCTATATTGAAAAATTCATTAGATCAATTTGTTAAAAATACTGAAGAGAATTATTATGGTTCACAAGCATTATGTATAGGCCCATTAATGATGCGTCCTTTTTTTAAAGATAACGAATACAATTCACTAGAATTATCATTAGAAGTTGTAAATTCAAGATTTAAATTTATTTGTTTCAATGGATATCGTATTTTAAAATTTCATGAAAAATACACTTCAACCAGAAAAAAATATAAACATTGGACATCGTACTGGAAAAAAAGATCATTATATTTATAAATTAAATTCATAGTAATCTGTTTTATGTGTTTTGTATCCATATGATTTGTTCATATCCGGATCAGGTGGTTCTTCAATTTTCACTTCCACTTTACGAAGATTCTCAGGTTTAAGTGAAAACGCAAATTCATTAAAATTTTCAGAGTAGGCTTGTAATAACGCATCATTTATTTGAGCATTTAAACATGAAAACTGGCAACCATACTGCATACTAATAGATGAGTTGTAATTATCGGCTTCGTTTGGTGTACATATAGTCATATTAGACCGATTAAAATCAATCAACTCATCCATATCAGGTGTATGTTTGACTTCATTCAACGATAATACACGCATAAATACTGATTTTCCAGCAATATTTACATATTCATATAATTTGCTAGATTCTAACATTTTATCTGTTTTATCTACTATTATAACGACACGTTTCATTAAAGATTTAAGTGGTACAGATCCTAAATTAAGCCCATTGTTTTCATAACTATGTTGACTTGATAACAAGTATTTCCCCAAATGATTACTTATCGATGTGGCAATACTATTGTAGATATCTAAACTTGTACTTTTTATTCTAAAATGTAAAAAAAGTGGATCTGAGGAATTCGGACATTCATCTGTACTCGTACTAGTAGATATAGCATTTTCTGCTATATGTTTAATAACATCATCTAATTTCAAATAATTATACGTTCCTTTCGATGTAAATTCAGGGACATCCGAAGTAGATACAACTGCCGTTTGTTTGACATTGTATACTTCAAAATCTAAAAATCTATATCCTTGTTTAATTACATTCGAGAGCGCGCACATGTCTACCCAATCTCCTGTAAAACTTCCGGAAGCACAACTGTTATAAGATGATTTTATATAATAATCATACAATTTACGATTAAATCGCGGATCTCTAAATCCAATACCGCTTAAAGTTGGTTTTGAAAAAGAATTAATATACCTACAATTAGAAGAACGTTTGTTCCATTGTAGTATTGAATAAATAATAAGTCCTAAAAACACTAGAATGCCAATAACCAACGATGGATTCATTTCTTCTACAACTGATGGTGGCAAGTATTGAGCTACATTTGGAACATAGTTAGGTGAAATATCTTTGTTCATACTATATACAATTAAAATTGAATTGAATATTAAACATTTTGCCAAGTATAAATGGATCCCGTAGAAATTTACGTTCTTGGATCAAAATTCAAAGTACATTCATGCGGCAAAATAGAACGATGGATGAAATCCGGATGTTGGAAAATTATCGAAAATTGCGCCAATCATAAAGCAGGATATAATGTTATCATGATACAAAAAAATCAATTTACACGCGCTCGACTTATTGCTTATTCCTTTTTAGGTATGAACATGCTGTCAGATAAATCGATCATTATCCATCATAAAGATAATGATCGATTGAACTGTAACGTAAGTAACCTTTCGATTGAAAGTTACAGTTCAATTAATTTCTATCGTAAAGATACCAAGGGATTCTACAAGAAAAAAGATTCGGATGTTTATACAGCGATGATAACAAAAAATGGAATTACTCGCCGTATTGGTAATTTTAAAGGACCTAACGGACGAGAAGAAGCACATCAAGCCTATTTGGCAGCACGTAATGAATTATTAAATTGTTAATATTGTTTGTATTTTTTTATAAAATTGAAAAGATTATGTTTGTTTATAAATATAAATACTATGGAAACACGACCTGATTGGAAATCATTTGAACGGTCCATAAACCCAATCCAATTTATAGAAGAAATAAAAATACAAACAAAACATCGAAAGTCTAATTTATTTAAACGTGTTTATGAACGAATGCTTTATTCCAGCTTTTATCAATGTTTAACTTTTGTTGAATACAGTGGAATTGATTATTATATTCAATATTATGGAAATTGTGAAGTTCTTAATAATCCTTGGGTTTTAATAAAACAAAAAATATATGAAGATATGTAATGAATGACCGTTCCACAAGATTAATTAATTTAGGTACAACTATTTTATATTATTCAACGACAACAGAAGATGCTATGCTATTATTACAAAGACAACAATGTAAAACTTATGAAAAAGGTATAGTCGGATATGGAATATATTTTACAGGAATACCACAAGACATAGTTGATCGTGTGATTCTTGAAGTTGAAGTATATCTTGGTAACATGTATATTATACCCAATTTAAGTACTTTTCTTTTAGATGAAAAACGAAAATTCAAAAATGTAAATGGTTTACATTTTGAAGATGTTATTAAACAAAATATTGATTCTATTTATATTCAAAAAATCGATACTCTTTTTTTAGGTTTATTTAATCACAACTATATTATTTATAATAGTGATCAAATAAAAAATATTTATAAATTTGCTATTTAAATAAGTTTAAATAGATATAAAATGGAAGAACACAATTGTGAATATATATCTTCTAGAGGAATTCTTAAATCATGTGATATACAAAGTTCAAATCCTATTTCTTCAATTCATCAATTAATAGACTATGATTTTTCTTTATTAAAAGAAGGATCTTCTATTTATATATGCGGGTCTGCTATACCTCATTTTATAAACTGTATTGCTCCTCATATAAACGTAAACTATATTTTAGTATCAGGTGATTGTGATGAAACTGTACCTATTGATTTATGTCAAGAAAGTGATTTTAATATATTTATTAACACATCGTCTCTTATTCACTGGTTTTCACAAAATTGTATTTTAATCCATCCAAAAATGACACAACTACCTATTGGATTAGATTATCATACTTTATCAAACAATAATCATCATCCTTGGGGTAAACAACAAAATCCTTTGAATCAAGAATTAACCCTTAAACAAATTAAATCACAATCTAAACCATTAGATAAAAGAATAATAAAAGCATATGCTAATTTTCATTTTTTTATGACTAGTAAATATGGATACGATAGAAAAGAAGCAATTCAAGCTATTCCCAAAGAACTCGTATATTATGAACCAACCCCAGTAGAAAGAAACACTACTTGGAAGGAACAATCTAAATATGCGTTTGTAATTTCTCCACACGGCAACGGGTTAGACTGCCATAGAACATGGGAAGCTATTGCGTTAGGATGTATTCCAATTGTAAAAACGTCTCCCTTAAATTCATTATTTGAAGATTTACCTGTATTAATAGTTAATTCATGGACAGATGTAACCCAAGATTTATTAAATCAAACTATTCATAAAAAATTTAAATTAGAAAAAATGAAATTACAATATTGGATGGATAAAATAAATCAAAAGATTTAAAGTAAAAGCATATAGTATGAATTGTCCACATTGCGGAATAACTATTATAATTGAACAAATAAATTGTGCTATTTTTAGATGCGGCATTTATAAACATAATGGACAACAAATACCGCCACATTTATCAAAACAAGAATGCGATAAATTAAAAGATATCATATGGGGATGTTCTAAACCATTTAAATATGAAAATAAAAAATTAATTATTTGCGATTATATTTAAAACATATACCTGAAAGAGTTGAAGTTTTAACCATTAAATTTAAAAATAAAAAATAGTTTTACATAAATATAAAACTATTTATGGAGAGGACATTTATCGCATGAACGGCAAACAGGAGTATTACATGTAGTAGAACATCGCCGTTTTGTTTTACTTTTAGTAGTACACATATTTCCATTAAATCTACAAAATTGAGGTTGAATTTCTGGTTGAAATGGGAGATTATTATATGATACACGCCATACTTTTTCAAATGTGCGCATAAATATAGGTTGAGTATGATGTCTCCGAGCAGTTATGAATAATTGGGCACCAAATTCAGCATGAGTCATTTTTTGTAATCGTTTCCAATCAGGTCGGGTTATTGGTCGAGAATATTCGCGGATAAGGCGGAGGATGTCTTCAGGGAGTTCCATTTCAATGTTTTGTTTTTAATAAATAAAAATCATATTCAATTTTTATTTACGAGTTTTTCTAAAACGTTTTCTTAATCTTCTTGATTTTCTGCGTCGTCCTCCAGTCATTGGATGAAATTCATATACTAGATTTCCAAACAATCGCCTAGAATCATCTGAATCACTTTTAAACCATGTGTCGCCATATGTATCAACTGGTTCTACTGTATATACACCTTTATAGATATCATTATCTTTCCGTAGACTATATTCATCATCAGATTCATGTTCTAATTTTTTTGGGAGAATTAAATATTTGTTGTTGCTTACTAAAAGATTTTGGTTTACATCTTTTAATACAGTTGTCATATATTATAACTATAAAAAATTCCCTATCCGGGACTCGAACCCGGGCCACCCGCGTGAAAGGCGGGAATCCTAACCACCTAGACTAATAGGGATTACATGCGGTGGGATTCGAACCCACGAAGGAAAACCACCAGATCTTAAGCCTGGCCCATTTGACCGCTCTGGAACGCATGTATGTTCTCCTAAACAGAATCGAACTGTAAATCTCCAGTCTACATGACTGGTGCTCTACCACTTGAGCTATAGGAACATGTTAGTTGAAATGACTATGGACATAGAGGGATTCGAACCACTCATTACCTGATTTAAAGCTTGGCGTCTTTCCGTTTAGACGATATGTCCTTTAGCAACACATGCTTTAACACCCGATGAGGGACTTGAACCCTCGACCACTAGATTAAAAGTCTAGCGCTCTACCGACTGAGCTAACCGGGTATATAAATAGTATTAGATATTTGCCTAAAGATGGAATTGAACCATCGACCACTTGCTTACAAGGCAAGTGCTCTACCACTGAGCTATGTAGGCATAGGTGATATGGAACTGTTATTATTTTTACATAAACACCCGATGAGGGACTTGAACCCTCGACCACTAGATTAAAAGTCTAGCGCTCTACCGACTGAGCTAACCGGGTATATACTATGGTTAGATTATTTTTTAAATCTTTGATATTAAATTCAAAGATTTAAATATGTTCCTAAACGGGTTCGAACCGTTGACCTTCGGCTCATAAGACCGATGCTCTAACCAACTGAGCTATAGGAACGAAGAACTAGGAACTATGAATAACTATTTTACATGCGGTGGGATTCGAACCCACGAAGGAAAACCACCAGATCTTAAGCCTGGCCCATTTGACCGCTCTGGAACGCATGTTTATTTATAAGACAAAGCAAAGCAAAGGACCTAGAGGGATTCGAACCCCCGTTGCCAGATTCAAAGTCTGGAGTCATAACCATCTAGACCATAAGTCCAAATTGGTATTCTTAAAGTATATTATATTTAAATTATATTTGTTTTTATGAACTTCCTACTTAATATAAGTTAATTTCTTTAAGTATTTTTATTTTATTTGTAAAACTTCATTCCCTTTATAAACGCCAGCTTTTATTGCGGCAGTTGTATATTCATTTCCACCCCAATTTGAATCCATTGGATTCGCACTTACTGGTTGAGATTCCCCAACATCATGGTATTCATCTAACATCGTATAATCTCCTATAGTTTGATTTTCTTTATCTATGCCAGGATAAGAATTTGTATTGTACGGCGGATCATTTCTTGTAGCATCTACTAATTGTTTAGGTATTGGTTTTATTTTATATATAGCTTCGTTTTGTGTAGAATATTCTTTTTGTAAATAAAGTAAAGGACATTGAATACCCTGAGACTTTTGCCAATCTACAAATTGTGTATATTCATCTAAATTATGAAATACAATTGGATTTACACCAGGAACATCAGCTAAATTTGTATTTTTCAATAATATTTCATTACCACTTTGTATCAAAACATTTGGACATCGCGGTTGAAACCCTTCTATTCTACTTTCACTAGAATAAGTTAAAACAACATAAAAATTAGTAACAAACAATAGAAGTATAAATATCCATATAGGTTTCATAATATTATCTTAGAATATTATATGCTAAAAATAAATAGTTTAGAATCTCTTAAAGAAATCCCATCTATTAAAAACAAAATCGTCGTCGTACGTTTTAAAATGGAAAATTGTATCCACTGTATTAATTCACAACCCAATTGGGATAATATGATCGATAAAATTAACTCTTCTTATCAATTATCTCCTAATACATTAATCAGTGAAATTGATTCTACTGTTGCGGACGAATTTGTTTCTCGAAATAACTGTACCACAGAAGACAACACTCCTTATGTTGTTTCCGGATATCCTGAACACGTTATTATTGAAAATGGTAAAGTTTATCCAAGCAATTCAGATATACCTACTACTATGAAAACAATTATTCAAAAACTTAAAGAAAATAAACGATTGCGCACCAAAACTCGTAAACGGCGTCAAAAAAAATTGAAAAAGTAAATCAAAAAAATAATTATAACATACTAATGAACTATTTCCACGAAATGTTGTTACAAGTATACATTCTTTTTGTTTTACTCCAAACTAGACTTTGGAACTATATGTTTCCACCTGATGGATGGTTAATATATAGTTTGGATATAACGATAGTTATATTATCTTCTATCATGAATACAGTATTGAACTATTTGGAAACCGCATCCGGAATACATTATGTTGCTCAATATGAATTTTATAGATAAAAAAGTTATATTTTTATATTTTACGTTTTCCTTTTGTTTTAAACATTTTATTTGATTTATTTCGCCGTATAATCGGTTTTTCTTTTATAATGCGATGAGAGCGATACGTTTGATGTGGCGTATGTAGTTTAGATATAGTTACAACGTCTAAATAATAAGAATAACCATAGTCGTCACAGTTTAATTCTAATTGAAACCATTCATTGTATAAGTCAGGATAATATTGTTTAAATTGCTCTAATGACATTTTTTTTTCTTCTTGTCGACACAATGGACATTGGATTGGTTGATATATATCATTTGTAAAAATCTGAAATTGACCTTCTACTTGAATTGAATTTATATCAGAATTATTTTTACATGTAAATGCGCATTTCATACATATAGCATGATTACATCCAGTTAACCAATATTTACTTTTTAAATCGTCGTAGCAAATACAACATTCTTCCATTTTAATGTTAGTTAATTAATATAAACAATATATTCAATTTTTATATTATTATATATTATGACAACTAAATGTAAACAATCTAAAAAACAATTTAGAAAAAATAGAAAATCTAGAAAACACGGAGGCCATCGACCTGGAACACAAGAAAATATACATAATTGTAAAACATATTGGCACAGTCCATTTAATAGTGGTAAATGTACTTCAACTAGCAGTACATCTTATGTAGAAAGAATAGATTATCCTGGTTTTCAACGAAAAATGAACGGTGAAGTACCTCGATATTTCCGTACAAAAGAAATAGCTACTGATTATTAATAAAAATGATTTGAAAAATTTATTAATGTAATACAAATTAGTTATTGTCTCTTGTATCCAAAGTACTTGTGTTCTGTATGGGAATTTTATGCGGATGATCGCAATCAATGGTTTGAATATGATTCACGATCATTTGATGATGATATTGTAGATTAATATACTAAGAGATGCGGATTCAACAGGTTCTGTTAGACAAATTACCGGAGCTTTTTACAACACTACTATTCATTTCTTGTTCATTACAAATATAATAATATGAGACAATAATGATAGATAAACTCGTGTAGCTTTACTTTATACTAATTACTCTACAATGTCTAACTTAGTTGGCATAGAATAATATTCATGAACTCTACCTTCGCGCAAATAAGCAGTATCCAAATTATCTAATTCTTTTTTACTTGTATTGCTTGTCATAATCAAAATAACTTTGCGATAAATAAACATATCATCCAAGAAAGAACTCCAGGTTGATTTGTTATGAACTAATATGGGTATTTCTTTGTTATACACAATATTTTGGTTATGAATATTTGTAATTAAAGTGTCCACTTCTTCCAATACAATAATTAAAGGATACTCATCCAAATCAGCATCCAATACTAAAATATTCAATTGATCACCTGGATCTGTTGGATTAAAGGTATGACAATATTTACCATTTAATCGTTTAGCTACTAAATACCCGATTGAACTTTTACCGGCATGACTAATCCCATCAATAAAAATAGTTGCTCTACCTTTTTCATTATACAATTGAATAATTTGATCTACAATATGAATTTGATGTCCTATAGGAGTTAGATGGGATAGATCTAATTTGTGTGTTCGATAATAAAAATTTTTATATTGTCCATAACGCAACAATGTTTCTATTTTTTTATTTTCAGTTTGTGGTTCTTGTTGTAACATGGGTATAAATATTTCTTCTTTTTGTGTTATTAATTGATTGTAATATTCTTGTGTAGCCATTAAATGTATTTTCGGGTCATCATATGTATTATTGTCAATGTATCCAATACATTTACGACTTATAAAAAATCCACATAATAATTCTTTGTTATTCATAATTTTAGTACACCATGACATAACAACATCCTTTTTTAACATTTTTATAATATACTGTGATGTTTCTTTGTCCTCTAGTATAAAATAATATTTATAATTAAAAAAATAACATATTATAATGAATAAATAAATAGGATTCATATAATAAACCACATATCCTGCTATAACTGAATATAAAGATAACATATACTCTAATCTATTGTTATTTATTCAAGTTCTTTCTTTTTCTTTTTATTTTCTTTTTTCTTTTCTTTTCTTTTTCTTTTTCTTTTTCTTTTTATTTTATTTAATTCGATAATAACTAAATTTTATTGTTATTATTGAATTTAAAAATTGAAACGATTTTTATTTTATTTTAAATTTAAAAATCGAATCCATCTTACAAACTCAAACGCTTAAATCAATCATGATCTACATTCAACAAAGCACGGCTGCCGGCGAAATCATCCTCTGTTTCAAGACCGCTGGACATGTTCTACTATTTGCTCAAATGCAGTCGGGGAAATCGGACACCTTCAAGTTGGTTGGATGCGAAATGCTTCGATCCAAAAAAGTTAAAAACGTCGTCATCTTTACTGGCAATCGTGAAGTTGATTTGACCGCCCAATTGAAAGATCACAGCGACTTCATTTTGGGTTATATCGACTACTTAAAAAACACAGGCATGGGCGACGAAGCAGAATGGTGCGCAGCAGGATTGGTATCTAAAATAGTTATCCTTGGAGGACAAGACTTGGATGGGTTTGTTCCGCCTGAAGGCGAAACTCTCTACATTTGGGAAGAGTCCCATTACGGACAATCAGACAAACAACAAGTGGACAAATTTCTTGTTAAAATGGGTCTTAACGCAAACGGTGAAGTGTCTGAAGGAAACTTTATCTTATCCGTTAGCGCTACCCCGTTGTCTGAACTAGCAGATATTCATCATCTTCAACAACCTAAATCCATCGTTCGCTTAATTCCTACTGAACGTTATTTGAGTGTTCAAAAACTTAAAGAAACTGGTCGTGTTGTTTCTATGACAAATCCAATCGCCGAATTGCGAAAGTTGTTGACAACCTTCCAAACCAAACCGGGTTATGGAATAATCCGAGCGTCTACGAAAAAACAAATTGAAATGACTCGTATAATAGAGTCAAAAGAATGGTTGGTGGAACATGTGAACCAAGATACTCAAATCAAAAACATTAATGATTTGTTGAGCGTCGTTCCTGCTAAACCAACCATTATTTTCATCAAAGGCATGTGCCGCATGGGAAAACGATTGAACAAGACCAACCTCTTGTTTGGCATGGAAACGTCAAACGCCAAATCAGACACGATGCTCCAAGGGCTAGTTGGACGCTGGTGCGGTTATACTGATCCTGATCATGTATTTGACGCTATCATTTACGTGATGAAACTTGACATGGCTGAAATAGATAAATACATTAATCTCGCCAATGGCGATATGACATCTATTTGCCATCGTGGAGCAAACATTCAATCTACCAATGAAGTTACTCGGTATCCAATCATTCCATGTCGAATCCGAGGAACACGCGACGAAGCAGATGATGCCGACTATGAAGTTGCTGACACCATCTTGCGCGCACTACGAAATGGAACTTTGGAAAATCCAAATGATCCTCGTGACGAAGAAACAATAGTAAACGTAATTACTACCATTTGTGAAGCACGATGTGTTGCTCCACGTCTTCGTATCGAAGAACAAAATGAGTTAGTAAAATGTTTAGCTTTTCACGAAGGATGGAACAAAAATGGACCTAAAGCTTTAGAACGCAAACAAAAATTCGAATCCGCATTTGCTTCCATTCAAGAAGCATTTGAATTGAAACAGGCTCGAAATTATGGTATGGGTTTTGGTTCAGCTTCTAAAACAAACGATGTGTTGGTTGTTTGGAAACCCAAAGGATCGCGAGACATTTATCTTTACATGTTCATTGAACGTAATTATCAACAAAAAGTAGTTCCTCACACTACTGGCCGTGAAGTCTTTGGTCGTGCTTCCGCAAGTAACGGTTGTTTACCAAGTATGTTACCAGAAACACAATCATGTGCTCGTATCCTAGAAGAAGATCTATTGCGATTTATTCAAATGGAATCCGACAACGCCGAACGATGGTCTGACAAAAACAAAAGCATTACCTCTAACCGCCCTTTACAACAAAAACACATCTACCTTAACTTAGACGTATTTGCTGAACTTCCTGCTATAAAAGACAGGTTCAAAACAAAAGGAATTCAACTTGCTTGGAAAAAAGCATCCGGCAAATCTCCAAACGCGCTAGGAAATATTGTGCGGCTTTCAGAAATCACATGGGAAGGTACATTGCCTAAATCATGTATTTGCGTCATGGGAGCAACTATCTTGGAAGAATAAATGGATCTACGGGAGTCTACATTTTAAGGTAACAATTGTCTTGTTTTTTTTGTATGTCTTTTCATAAACTCTTCTGATTTACCTCGTGTACGTTCCCATATTTTTTTTCGTAAATAACATACTACAGACATACGTTCTGCTCCTTTTTCAAATTTCATAGGCAAGTTAGCATGCCATTCATGTACGTTCATAAATAAAATATCCCCTTCTCTCAAATCAACTCCTATTCCATATTGAGGAAAACATATTTCTCCTCCTGTATACTTTCCATTTTCAATTACAGTTAAATTTCCAAATCCTTCTTCATCATCACCTTTATCTTTATGTATAGTAGTTTGATAATTAATATTAATAGTAACTGTAGTAAAAGCTGTTTTATCTATTTTATAGTAAATTTCATTTGCTTTTTTAATTTGTTTTTTATAATACTCGGGTAAATACATTTTGTAAAATGAATTAATTTGATTGATATATGGAAACAATTCTTTAAACTTATCAGGATACTTAGATGTAAAATAAGTTTCTCTTACTTCTATAGATGGTTTTTGATTTTTAATTCGAAATGTTTGTTTTTGTTTAGGCGCCCATTTATCAAAATATCCTATGATTGCTGTATTTACTTTTGGATTTTCATATACATTAAAGGATGAAGATCCAGTAGCCGAACCTCTATTACTACTTGGATGAGTCTTTACATAGTTAGATGTAATGTCATAAAACGTTTGACCGCCATCTATTTTATTTTTTTTAAAAACAAGTAACAATGTTCCATCTTCTGTATATACTGTAGTATCTTTTGTTAGGATAGTATCTATCTGCGATCGTTTTATAAACGTATTTTTTAATTCTAACATTTTTTCATCTGACATTTTTTTACTTACTATCATACTATAATCATTTATATTTTAAAAATATAATATTTTTTTTTCTTCATTTTTTTGATTTCTTTGTTTTCTTTGCTTTCTTTGTTTTCTTTGCTTTCTTTGTTTTCTTTGCTTTTTTTGATTTTTGTTTACCACCAATAAATTGTTGTTGTAAATAATTTATTATTTGATCTAAAAATCGTTTGTTATGTTGTTTTAATTGACCATTTTTTATATTTTCAAATAAATCTTCAAATAGAGTTTCTTTACCAGGTAATGTTATGTCTTCTACATCTGTTCTACCAGCTTGTATACATTTTTTGTTTATTTCTATAACACTATGAAATAAATCCATAAAATCTATAAAAATTTCAGTAGAAGATTCAACCGGTTTAAATAAACCATCTTCATAATCAATTATCCATAACGCATCAGTAACTACTATATTATCCGAAGTTAAATCACCATGAATAAAAGGTATTTTACTAAACCATAAGTTTCTTGATAACCATCTCAATGTTTGTATCAACATATTTTTTGTAACTGGATTATTAATACGTATAGAACCATCTCGTCTTGTTATTGATCTTTCAAATTGTAAATGAAAAAAATGATCAGTCTTTTTATCATAACTAATATATGGAAACGGTGGACGATGTTCTAATTGTAATAAAGAGATTAACTTTTCCTTTTCTCTAATTCCATGTTTAACATCATCTATCATTAGATCCTTTAGCATGTAAACATATTCAACTTTTTCCCTTTCTGATGCTTCCATACTATATAATAATTATTTAATCCAAGATAATTCTTTTAAATAACCAATAAGGATTGCTTTTTTTATATATAATGTAAATAATGTAAATTGTTTTTCTTCTATATGAGGAATATACTTATAAAATTTTTTATGTAACCGTTGAATATATTCTAATTTGTCAGGTGTAAATTGTAACGCATATTCTAAATCATAAAGTACATTATAACCGTTTGCTAATTCAGTTTTAGTTAATAAACTTAATGTTTCCATATTAAATTTATTAACATATATATTGTTGATTCAATTTTCTATCTATACAAATTCATCTTGCTTACAATTATAAATAAGTTATTATATAAAATCAAATAAAAATGATACATTCTAAAATGTAAAGTTAAAGAAATATTATATTAAGCTTTTGAAATTATAAGATGAGGTTATCCATACGATAGTAGTCAGAGTAAATATTAATTCTTTCAATATAAGTTTTCATTACGAATTATTGTAATAGTTTAATGGAACTATAGATTGAATTTTACCAATAACTGTATCTTTATTTTCACGTTTTATCATCAATGGATACAATATAGTATTAATAGGCAATTGAAAATAATAAGACAATTTCCGAACACTCGAATTATACAAAGACAATGTACATACATCCATTTTTTCATTTCTTATTTTTTGTAAATGTGATAATGTATCTTTATCTTCATAATGACATAATTTATATTGTATAACATGTCTTTCTTTACAATAATTTGTACAACCAGCATGTAATAAATCACAATCAAATAAAAATACCGTTCCTGGCTTTCCTTCAATATTTACAATTTGCGACAAAACAAAAGGATTAGTATCATGACTGCCTGGACAAACAGATAATAATTCTCCTTCATATTTATATAAAATAAGTGTATATACCGGATATTTTGTTTTATATATAGTTTTACTAGAAGTAACATCTCTATGGAAAGTAGATAATGCTCCATCATGTATTTTATATACATAATCTATAAATTCATACCCTTCTGGAAGAAGTTGTAATACATCTTGTTTTAATTGTATACATGGTTCATCTGTAATTTCATTGTATACATTTTTTTGTAATACACAAAATCCATCTTTTTCTAATGTTCTTGTACGAATAGATGTTCTATATTCTTCTGATTTTTCTACAAAATATAAACATATCCAAACAAATATCAAAAAAATAAGTATTTTCATATATATTATATAATATTAAATATCAAGTACAGCAAGACCAATATCATCAGCAGAAGGAAAGCGTTGAAGACTTACCGGATTTTTACCGTCATTGTAGAGCCAATGTTGTTTCCATCGAGTTTCTGCTGTATCCATTAGTTCTTCTGGATTCGCCGTAAACAGGGTAGGATAGTGTTCCATAAACATATCCCAAAATCCATCAGAGCCGCATAAAATCCGCACTCGATCTGTTTCGTTGAAAGTTATAGTATGTTTACTTGGAGCAAGTTGTGTAATATTATTATGTCCCAAACTTTGCGAAGGTACTAAAGATTCGCCATTCAAAAACACTCCTACATTAGAAATAGCAATCCCCATTTCAGTGTCCGATGTAGCTGACGGAGCCCATTGACGTTTAATTTGATGCATAAGTAGTTTTGTTCGTAAAATTTCTTCTTTGTTTTGAAAATTATGTTTTTCCGTTTTGTATACAATTGCGCCATTCACCATAACGACAGTAGTCGAATCTCCAATATTAAACACTTCAATTTCTCGAGTCTCTGTCTTGACACGAGCAAATGTAAACGTACTTCCACTATTGGCAGTGTTCAACTGTTGTAATGATTCGACTGGTCGCTGAACAGGATCAGGACTACATGCGATTTCATCAAAATTCAAACTTCGCAATACTTGAATACATGTGCCCCGATGCGGACCCGACCCATGTCCATCCATTACACCTAAGTATTTATAAAGACCATCCGATGAAACTCCGCAAACAGCATAATCTTCACCACTTCCGAGTTGTCGAGTAAAAGCCATTGTTGTGAGTATATGTATTGTTTATTTATTAAATAGTGTTTCAATTTTTTTAAGATATCAAACTTTGTTTTAAGATAGCTAATCTACATTTTTCTTCATCGATAGGCGTCATGATTTGACTTGTTAATTGTGTATATTGTTCTGTTTCTTGTTCATTCAAAAACCAAATGGGATGATCTTGTTCCCATTGTTTTAAACTGTGTATATATTTTTGATGAATTACATTGTGTGTTTTCTTTAATGTATCTTCTACTTTAAGCATATCATATTCCCATATGTTATCATTTTTAATACACATTTTTTTACGTTTTAAATCAATACAATGTATTGGTCGGCGATACAATCCTAATTGTTGAATGCCATTAGATATAGTTCTTATAATGTTTTCTGAAATATTATTGGATATTTCGTAATTATACATTTTAATTTCCAACATATTTAAAAATTCAGACCAATTAATAGCATCTTTACAATTTTCTTGTAGGAATATGTTAATATTAATCTTTTGATTACCAAGTTTAGGGAGTAAATCATTAATGTTTTGTTGTTGTACTTTTATATGTTCCAACAATTCATTCTGTTTTTTCCTATTTTCTTCTTGTTGTTGAACAATCAAATCATATAAATTTTTGTTATTACATTGAGATTTATGTTTCCATAATCCTGATTTTGTTGTGTATAATGTATTACAAACATTACATTTTAAATCATTCAAATGTTTTTGTGTTAATAAATGTTTTTCATAATTCCCTTTTTTACTCGTTGAATAATTACATTTTACACAATCAAATTTCATTTATCTATACTAATTTTATATTTTTATATTCATTTAATTTTTTATTTTGTTACCATAAATTTTGTATACAACTTTTCAAAATAAGACCATTTTCTAGCGCTACTTTTTAGTTCCACAGTAACAAAATGAAAATTTGTTCATTTATTTTCTTATGAAAAAGCATCAGAAAATAAAAGAGTAAAAAACAGAGAGCTACTTTTTATTTCCAAAAAAGTAGCCAAATTTTTTTTCGAAAAAAATGATTTTTTTAAAAAGGAAACCATTTTCAATAACAATTTATTTTTTTCCAAAATATTTTTACAAAAATCCAAAAAATCTTGTCCACTTGCCAAAACCCTTTCCGAAATTTAAGAATTGTTACTGAACCCTATTTTTTATTTTTTATAAATTTATTTTTACATTTATATCCTGTTAATTTTTGTTGAATATTAGAAAACATCATTTTTCAGTAATCTTTTGGTTTATAATAAAAGAACATATAGAAATTTACAAAAAAAATCGCATACTTCTTTTCTATTCCTCTGAAGTTCTTTTGTATAATCTATCTAAAATTTATATTGTAATTAAATAAATATTTGGAAACATTGAAAATCGTTAAATGTAACATTTATCTAATAGTTTTTATCGTAAAATCATGTATTTTATTTAATTTACTTTTGTTTCTTTGTATTCTTTGTATTCTTTTTGTTTATTTTTGTTTTATTTCTTTTTCTATTTCTATTTGATTTTTTTGTTTTACTACCACCTTCACTTTCATGTAATATTTCTTCGTCGATAGCATTTGATTCAGCGTGAATTTCTGAAACCATTTCAACAGGAATAGTTGGAACCATTACATCTACAATGTCTCGTACAACGAAACTTTTTTCTTGTCTTTGTTTGGATGGTGTTCTTACTTTTGGTACAGAAATAGCTAATTCAGATTGTAAATGACTTAATACATTTCTAAATTGTACTATACAATGTGATGACCTTTTATAACTTTGTATTTCTGAAGATATTTGTTCTACACTATTCATATTTGGTAATTTTTGTTCAAATCTTTTATCTAGAAAATGACATCTCATATATTTATCAATTCTTAGATCATCTTGTCTAGATTTTTTATCTTTCAATAAACTTTGTGTAAAAAGTGTAAACGTTCGTGGATTTAAAGTAGTTTCATATTGAACAATAGCAAGTTTATCTTCTACGCCATAAGAAGACAAAATAAAATAACGGTCTCCTCTTCGTACAACTATAAAATAATGATATATATTACCTACATCATATCCAGGTTCTTCCGTTGATATAGACGGGGTATTCTGTATAATACCTAAAAAAGCTACGCCATCTTCTTGATGTCTAAATTCAATATCTTCAAATCTTGATATAATATTCGATTCACCTGTATAAGGTCTACGATTTTCAATAAAAATATGTTGTAAATATTTACTATCAAAACTCATACTATTAAATAGTTTAAGTTTATTAATTTCATTTACTCTAGATTCATTTTTACTTCTTATATCGTCTCCTTCATCTTCCGGTAAAAAAATAGCTATACCTGCTAATAAAAAAGCTAAACATGAAAACTTACAACTAATATGTCCTTTTTTAGTTGATCGTAAATCCATACTATGGATATTTTCAGCTGATTTAACAAATTGTCGAACTAAATGTATATAAGTTTCATCTGTTATTTCCGGCCAAGGGGATTCTGCTAAAGCTGCCATACTATAATTTATATATAAAATGTTATATACAAATTATGTAACATTTTAACTATTATTCTATCAGGAATAGAACAAAAACACAACGCATTATGATGTAACATGATAGAAGACGAAACAATATAATTATGACATACATTACATATATTATATTGGTATTGTAGATTATTATATTTGTTATAAGTTAACATAGTAGTTGATCCTGGAAAATACATTACAGTGTATTTAATTGTTTCTATATAAGAACATAGTTTTCTTTTTTGCTGACTTGTCATTTCAATACAATCCGACAGACTATAAAAATTAAATGAACATATAAGATCAATTAAATCTTTGGGTAAATTTAAATTATGAACAGCTATACTTTGATTCATTTTAAATAAAACTAAAATAATTACAAAATTCAATTTTTATAACTTTTAAAAGATCATTTATGTTTTTTGTAAAACATATTAAAATTCAGAAGTTAATTGAAATTGTTTTTCATGAAACACTTTTGTTTCTGTATATCCGCCAATAAATTCACTATTACAAAATACAATAGGAAATGTTTTATAAGGATCGGATAATTTAGCTGTATCTTTGATAAAATTGATAAAAAATTGTTTTGAATTTTCTGAATCTAAATATTTGGAAGCATCTATCCAATTAGGTTTTGGTTGTACATCTTTCAATAAATCTTTTATTTTATCGCAATAGATACAATTCGGTTTTGTATAAACAGTATATTGTAATTTCATAATATTATACATTTTATAATATTTAAATATTTATAATTATATAATGAAATTTCTCTATTTAGGTTCTGCTTGGTCAACTTTAGGATTTATACGCGGTACTCAGTACTATGAATATTTAAAATCTATTTATAATGAACCTTTTTCATATTCTAACTATATGTTTCATGGAATACAAGGGAGTATGGTATATATACATCCTTGTACAATAGGTTATGTATTACATAAAGAAATGTATAGACTACATGTAAATATACAAAAATTAGAATGTGAAAAACACACTTTTTATTATAAAGAATTAATTTAAAATAGGATAATCAAGTACATCTACGCATCCTGACAAAGCACCTTTACGTTGTAATTCTTGTTGTTCTTTTGAAGTATATGATTGTTGAAATCCATGTTGAATTTGTTTTTTAAACTTTTCTTGTTGTTTTACATTGCCATAAAAATCATACCCTTCACATTTAGGATTACAAAATGTTTTTTTACATACACGATATGAATATTGTTTATCCTTTTTAGTAGGCGAATATACTACTTTCCATTTTTTAGCACTCTTTTTATATACTTTATCCATTTTCACCATATAATCATTTTTACAAAAATGTTCGCATTTTTTTAAAGTATTTTTTTTAGTTTTATTAATTCTCTTAACTATATTATTCATATATAGTATGGATAGAAAAGAAGTAGAAGTATATCGTTATACTGATAAAGAATTTAATTTACATTCTGAATGTTATGAAGTAGCCGACTATACTAAAAAAGAAGGATCTTATCCCAATACAAAATATTTTACAACCAATAACTTAAACTACGTTGGAAAATTTCAAACTTTTGATGATAAAAATCGTATTACTTATATAATATTTAACGATAACGGTAAACTAAATAAAATAGAATTGACAGAAACAATATGTTTTAGAGTAGTTCCTTGTAGAAAAGATGTAGAAGTATTACGAATCTATGATATGTCGACACCTGATTTTGATTTACGTAATTGTTATCAAATAGCTAATTATACTAGACAGGAAGGAACAGGTCATAATATCAAATATTTTACAACCAATCCATTAACTTATGTTGGAAAGTTTGTAGAATTTAATCATAATGAAGATTATACAATAATACATATAGTTTTTAACGATGATGGAAAAATAAGAAAAATATTAGTAACAGAAGATTTATGTGTTAAATTAGTTCTTTGTAGAAAAGTACAAGTATATCGTTATACTGAACAAGATTTTAAGACAAATTCACATTGTTATGAAGTAGCCGATTATACTAAAAAAGAAGGATCGTATCCTGATATAAAATATTTTACATCTAATAAATTAAAATATGTAGGGAAATATCAAAACATTGATGATACACAGCATCATGTTATATACCTGTTATTCAACGATAATGGTAAAATAAACAAAATAGAATTAACAGAAACAATATGTTTTAGAATAGTTCCTTGTAAAACTGTGAATGGAGGAACAAAATTAAAGAAACAAAAAAATAAAAAGAATAAAAAACAAAAAACAAGAAAATTATTGATTCGCTAATTTAAATGCCATTTTATTATGATCACATCCTTTATCTAATATATCAAAATCAACTTTTGACGCTTTACCAGCGGTAATAGCACTTGCTAAACGTGCCAATCCCCATGATTGAGGTGTTTGATTCGGTCTAGACCCGGATGAATAATAAGCTCCTTCACCTTTACGAACAATTTGTTCCAGCGCTGACACAGAACACCCCGTTTTTAAAGCTAATTCTTTATTCGGAGTTATTTTATCTACATTGTATATTTTTTTTGCTTTCAAAATATGATTAGAAGGTTTGTGTTTATAAGAAGAAACCCGTTTTCGTGTATAATATTTATTTTGCTTGTACATCTTTTTAGATTTTTCCAACATTTGAATTTGTTTTTTTCTATCTTGACGAGTTAAAGTAGAAGGTACATACTTACTCATTACTTATAACAAATATTAAATTGAAATATAAATCTTTTGTTAAAAATGTATATTTCAATGGCTTCTATCACTACTCAACAGCTATTCGAATCTGCGCTAGCTAAATATGGCGTTCCACCTTCCGATCCAGCTATCTTAAAAGCAAAATCAGATATTCTTAAATTGTTAAAAGGACAATTACACTTTCAGTCGGACAATTCTGTTACTTGTGTTGTTACAGATATTATGGAAGATGTAGATGATTTAATCATGCTTTTATATGGAGTAATGAACACTACTGGTACTATTATTGTCATTGTATCCGGCGGATATTTTACATCGGATGAACGGCTAGCCTATTTGTCTTCTACACTTGAATGTTTCAAAGGAGCATCATTTGACACACCATTTCTACATGATAACAAGACTATACATTTTATACGTGATGGCGAACTAATTCATAGTAAAGTTAAACGATTTATTAATTGCGGTCCTTGTTCAAGCCTAACATTGAATTCTATACAATTTGAACCGAATTCTGTTATTGTGACTGTTGGAGCAAATGATGATGGCACTCTTTCGGTAGGCATTAACCAGCACCAAACAGATACACCAGGTAAACTAATCATTTTGCCAAATGTATGGAATGATTTTATTGCTAAAGCCAAACAAAATAATGTAAGTGTAAAAAATATGTCAATTCAATTGACCCGATATGTATTGTTTCCAAATCCATTTAAACATCAATTAGTCGAGTTGTTAAAACCTGACATTTACAACGCCATGTTACAAACAGCAGGTATGTTTATTGTTTCACGACCACCGCCTATAGCTCTTCGGGTTAATGAAGGAAACAGTATAATCGATTTACAAATGTTTTCATCATTTGATCCATCCGATGAAAAATATAAAATGGGATTATCCAAAGTAGAAGAATATAAACAAAAAGCATTGATGAACACTAATACAGAACAAAAACATTATGAAGCAGCTGCTATACCTATTATGATTACGTATTCACTAGGAGGTATATACAAAGAAAACACGTTTGGATTTTCACCAACAGACAAACATGCGAAAGAAACATTAGGATGTTTAACTCCTGAATCAGCAGAAATTGTTCTACAAAACATTAAACAATTTGATTATTTAACTCCTGCTTATGATCCATTGGCTTATATAGAAGCATTTACATTGACTAATTCAATACATTAAACAAATTATTTTTTTTTCATATTTTCAAAAAAATAATATTAAAAATTTACATTAAATATAGTGATGAACTAACCAAAATAATTAATTATCATTATTCATGATGTCATCAATACAATTAATAAACAGTGTAACCAACATTATTAATAAAATATAACAATTTCAATTATTATAAAAGCAATCTATCTTTTTTGAAATCAGATAATTTCCATTTCCATATATTTCTATTTTTACTACATTCGTGTTTAAAAAAATGACTATATTCTTCTGCTATTTTTATTCCAAATTCTGTTTTTGGTTGTTCTATATGAAACAATGTTCCATAGATAGGATAATCTATAAATTCAATTGCGTTTATATAATTATCCAATCTAGCTACTACACGCACTTTATCCGATGGAACAGTATCTGTGCCGTACATATGATTATGAAATACACATTTTTGTTGTTTCATTTGTTGAATTCGATAAGATGAAAACCATTCTTTCATTCTAGATTCTTTTGTAAATATACATGGATATAATCCATGTTTTGAATTGTCTACTAATGCTTCATCTAATGTTTCACAATTTTTAGCAAACATGACTAATATTTCAAATCCTAAACATGTTCCCCATAACGGATAATAATTTCCTTTGTCATTTTCTCGTATAACATGTTGATACGTATAAAATAATGTATTTATCAACTGATCATATTGTTGTTTTGTATGTTTTTTTTTATTTTCAATAGCACCTCCTACCCAAACAATCCCATTCAATCTATTTAGCAAAATTTTTAATTCTTTTTGATCTATCGTATAAGGAATAAGTATAGCATTTTCCCCTGCCATTTCAATCCATTTAATATAAACATCATATACATAAGATTTCCCGCAGTGTAAATTTTGTTTCAAATTAGGCGCAGTTATAATACCAATCATATTATATTAACTATAAAAAATTGAATTCATTATAATTAACCATAGTAGAACATACAACATGGTAAAAGGATTGACACCGTATCAGGGGCGACGACGAACAACTGGAATGTTTTTATGTGATGAATGTTTGCGCGTTTGGTCTAGCTCGCATTCTTGGGCCAATACTCCTCAAGCCTGCTTAAAATGCTGGGCATGGGTTTATCCTTATTCACAATTTCAAAAAAAAAAGAAAAATAAAAAGAAAAAGCCAAAACAACTAGATAAAGAACATATACAAAAATTATGTGGAAAATGTTGTTATACCAAAGATTCTTGCGTTTAATAAAATCTATTTTTTTGTTAAATATATTTATTTAATATAATGGCATTAGTTTTTAAGTTTAATGTTACTGAAGCAAATCAAACTTGTAAATTGCCAATTAGTGGTAATTTTAATATGATAATATCAATTAATTGTGGAGATGACAGTCTGTCATCTAGTATACTTGAAGATCATATATATATACTGATATAGGAACATATACAGTAACTATTACAGGAACAGACATTACTAGTATAAACTGTCAAAGTATACAATTTTCATTTTTCAGAAATTATTTAACAGAATGTAGTAGTTTTGGAAATGTTGGATTGACTAATTTAACTTCTGCGTTTGAAGGATGTACTAATTTAACAAGAGTATATCATATCGCACTTGATAATCCAAATCGGTTTGGACAATATGGTATTTATGCGAATGGCTTGTTAGTAGAATCGTGTTCTATTCACTGTTTACAATATAGATCAGCTATGAAGTTTATAGAAAAACATATCCAATTACCTTTGAGATTAAAAAATAAATACTTAATGATATATTTTATTAAATGCGTTTATTAATAAAATCTATTTTTTCTTTTGTTAAATATATTTTTTTGTTAAATATATTTTTTTTTGTTAAATAATATTATTTATTTAATATATGGCATTAGTTTTTAAGTTTAATGTTACTGAAGCAAATCAAACTTGTAAATTGCCAATTAGTGGTATTAATATTATAATATCAATTGATTGGGGAGATGGCAGTCTGTCATCTAGTATAATTGAAGATCACACATATACTAGCACAGGAATATATACAGTAACAATTACAGGAACAAATATTAATGTTATAGATTGTAGCAGTGAACAATTTTCATTTTTTAGAAATTATTTAACAGAATGTAGTAGTTTTGGAAATGTTGGACTAATTTCATTGAATAACGCCTTTTTTAATTGTATAAATTTAACAAGAATACCTGATACTTTGCCCCCAAGTGTAACAACTATGGATACTATATTTAAAGGAGCTTTTAATGGATCATCTGATTTTATTCAATCCATAAATTGGGATATAACCAATGTAACAAGTTTGTTAGGTATGTTCCAAAATACAGCAAGATTTAATAGTTTAGTTAGTTTTACATATAATGTTAATGATGCTGTTATAAAAAATATGAATAATATATTTTCAGGAGCACAAAAATTCAATCAACCATTTACATTAGATATAACTAAAGTATCAACAACGGCAGAAATGTTTTCAGAAACAGTAGAATTTAATAGTATTGTTACTTTTACCACATCTAATCAATTGAATAGTGTTCCAAAAGATATGTCTAGAATGTTTTTTAAAGCACAAAAATTCAATAAACCTTTATTAAATTTTGATACGACAAAGGTAATTACAATGGATAATATGTTTAATTCATATAATCAAAATGTATTAGCACCATTTAATCAAGATATTAGTTCATGGAATGTAACAAGTCTTGAAACTGCTAACGGTATGTTATTTAATACATCATTTTCAATAGATAATTATGATAAATTATTAAATGGTTGGAGTAATCAAAACGTTAAATCAAATGTTACATTTACTAACGTCGGATTAGTGTTTTCGCAAGCAGGATTAGAAGGTTATAATAAATTAATTAATTCACCTAATTCATGGAACATAAATAATGACTATTTAAATATAGTATCTTCAACTAATCATGTTTATAAAAATAATAATTTTAATTTAACTACATTACCTTTACCACAAGAATTAATATCTTCTTTAGGAAATAAAACAGTATATTTAACAAATAGCAATATAACAGATCCAACTGTTACACCTGTAGTATTAAGTTCTGCTATAATCATTAACAATACACTTACATTTAATTCTATAAATTTATCTACCTTAGGAAGGACACTTTTATATGTATATATTGATAATACAACAGGTCGAAACATAAATAAATTAGATTTAACTTTGTTAAATAAAAAATACTTGAATAATAGAGAGGGGGAGGAGATTTTTCTATATCAACCTATATCTTTATTATTTATAACAGTAGAAGAAGATCCATCTCCACCTCCTATTGTATGTTTTAATAAAGGAACAAAGATTCTTACTAACACTGGATATGTTGCCATTGAACAATTAAAACAAGGCCAACTTATTAAAACACTTGATAAATACGTACCTATTTATAAAATTGGTAAAAAAACAATAACACATATAGCAAGTCCTGAAAAAATAGAAAATCAACTATATGTATATAAAAATAGCGACTACCATGAAATGACCGAAGATTTAATTATAACAGGATCACATGCGAGACTAATTGATACTAAAAATGAAAATGTAACAGGTAAAATACAAAACAAGTATAAACTACCTGTTTATCTTGATGAAAACTCGCAAGTCTACGATAAAAAAGGAGAGTATACAGTATATCACATCGCATTAGATAATTCAAATCGATTCGGACAATATGGTATTTATGCGAATGGCTTGTTGGTAGAATCGTGTTCTATTCACTGTTTACAATATAGATCGGCTATGAAATTTATAGAAAAACATATCCAATTACCTTTGAGATTAAAAAAATAAATATTTAATTATAAATCATCAATTGTCATTCCATTTTCTAACCAATATTGAACACGTGATGGATGTAATGCTTTTTTGGCTAGATCTTCTCGTAGTAGATTTGTGCGTTGTATAGATGCTTGTTGATAATCTAATTCAAATATTCCTGGATTCATGGATAAAATAGGCATATCAATTAACTCAGGATGTTTTTGTAAAATAGAAAGAGCATTACGATTATTAGATAATCCCATAAAAGAAGATCGTCGATTAGTTGTAGTATATTGATATAAATAATAATGTAAATTTTGTTCAATAATAGGAATAGCAAATGGGTTATAACATATTCCCCAATATGAAATTTTATCTGGATTTTGTTCTAACATTTGAATCGCAAATGGATTGGTAGATAAAACCAACCAATCAATTTTATCTGGATTTTGTTCTAGTAATTGTATGGCTTCTTTAGATTCATTCATACATAAATAATACCATACTATTTTATCCATATTTTGTTTTAAAAAAGGAACGGCTGCTTTATTTCTAGACAAAGAGTTCCAACACATACTATAGCCTTTTGGATTTTTGATTATAAGATACATAAAACAAGGATTGGAACACATCGTATACCACATAGTTTGATCATATCCCACTTTACAAATAAATTCAACTACTTTTGGATGCGATATCGTAACCAAAGAATAAAGCATGCGTACAGAACCTGGATGAGGTAATGTAAATTCTAAATGAAGTAAAATATACTCGAGAGCATTTTTATTTTCACACAAACAACCTAAATCGATATAAGATGGATTTTCTAATAAATATTCCATTGCGTTTTCGTTTAAATTTAAAAGATGTATGTACAATTTAGAAGAGTTAATCCAAGGTAACAATTTCATTTATTGATTAAAAAATAAATATATAAATCAATTTTATAAATCATCAATTGTCATCCCATTTTCTAACCAATATTGAATGCGGGATGGATGTAATGCTTTTTTGACTAGATCTTCACGTAGTAGATTAGTACGATTGATAGAATCTTGTTGGTAATTATAGAAAATAGATGGATTAATAGATAAATATATCCAATTGATTAAATGTTGATTTTTTTCTAGCAAATGAATCGCGTTTTTATTACGTGATAAATTAGCCCAACAAATTCTATCTAAATGTTGTTCTATTAAATCTATGGCATTATAATTTGAAGACAATGCCCAATATACAATTCTAGATGGGTGTAGTTTTAATATAGGAACTGCGGCAGGATTCATAGATAAGATTGTCCAGTTAATTTTTTCAGGATAGTGTAGAATAAATTGTAAAACTTCTTCTGATTGATTTAAACTAATATAATCCCAATTAATATATTGAAAATTTTGAATCAATAAAGAATATGCGTTTTTATTCATAGATAGAGCAGCCCAGTTATGAATAAAATGTTTGGGATTTTCTTCAATTAATCGAATACACAATGGATTACTACAAATATTAGACGTCCAATGTTTTTGTGTATAATTGATTGTTCGTATAATATCTTCAATGCCCAGATGTATTGTATTTGAACAAATAATAGTAATAGTTTTTTCGTCTAATTGGTCCATATTTTCATAAATAAAAGGTAAAATATTAAAATTTTTATTACGAACTAAATAGTCTAATTTTATTTTACTTGGATACCGATTTAAATAATCGATAGCATTTTCATTACAATTTAATGTATTTATATTGAGCTGTTCAACTTCTATCCAACGTAATAAATCCATGTTATGAGTTAAATAATATCATTGTAGTTTCAATTTATTTCAATTATCTACAAATTTTTTAATGTATTGCCAAAAGAGTTGGAAGAAAAGTATAAAGCATTACTATAAACGAGCGAGACATTGTCGGGCAGTGGCTGCTTTGTCACTAGTGGCAACCCCGGCAAAGCCAGCAATATTTTTTTTGAGTT